CATATTTATCCAACACCAGATTCTACTAATGCATCTAAAGATATGCATTTTTATTTTATAAAAAGAATACAAGACGTGGGAGATTATACAAATGCAACTGATGTACCATTTAGATTTGTGCCTTGCATGGTATCAGGACTTGCGTATTATCTATCACAAAAATATCAACCACAACTCATACAAGCTACAAAGTTAGCTTACGAGGATGAGTTTGCAAGAGCATTAGCAGAAGATGGTTCTGCTTCTAGTACACATATAACACCAAAAGCATATTACCCAGGAACATAATGGCAAAGTACGCAACAGGTAAATACGCAAGAGCAATATCAGATAGATCAGGTATGGAGTTTCCATACAAAGAGATGGTCAGAGAATGGAATGGATCTTTTGTGCATGTATCTGAGTTTGAACCAAAACAACCACAATTAGAACCAAAACCTATGAATGGTGATTCTATATCTTTAAGACATGTAAGACCGGATAGAATAGAGACAGCTGTACCTAATCTTTTACCTTCAAATCCATTTAGTATTACTAATGGGTCAACGACAGTTACAGTTACTGAACCAAATCATGGTAGATCTACTAGTGATACTGTTAGATTTAGAGATGCCTCAAATGTTGCAAATTTACCAGCAGCTACAATTAATGTGGCTGGGGGGTATACAATTACTAAAGTTAATGATAATAAATATACTTTCAATTCTGGAGTTACAGCTTCAGTAACATTAGAAGGAGGAGGTGACATAGCCTCAGCGGGGCCAGTCACAGTAACGGCATGATTAAAAAAATTAAAAATTTAATTTGTAAATTATTTGGTATCAAAGAATGTAAGTGTAAAGAGGAGTCTAATTAATGGCTGGATTAAGCGCATCAGGATTAAAAACTCAAATAAGAAGTTACACAGAAACAGATTCAAACGTTTTAACAGACGCTGTTTTAGAAAATATTATTTTAAATGCACAGTATAGAATTTTTAGAGATGTGCCAATTGATGCTGATAGAAAGCAACAAACAGGTAATTTAGTTACAGGTCAAGAAACTATTAATGCTCCAGCAGGAGCTGTTTTTATTAGAGGTATACAAGTATATGATTCAACTTCAGCTACAACTGGTGCTAACGTTTGGTTAGAAAAAAAAGATGTTACATATCTTCAACAATATGTTTCATCAACTGAATCTTCTAAAAGAGGACAACCAAAATATTATGCTATGTTTGGAGGGGGAACTGGAGAGTCCGACACAACATCTGGAAGAATGATGTTTGCACCAGTCCCTGATACAACATATAAATTTAGAGTTCATTTTAACGCTGCGCCAGCTTTATTAGAAAATGATGACACTAATTATATTAGTCTTAATTTCCCAAATGGGCTGCTATATTGCTGTTTATCAGAGGCATATGGATTTTTAAAAGGCCCGATAGATATGTTGACACTATACGAAAATAAGTATAAACAGGAAGTACAAAAGTTTGCTAACGAGCAAGTTGGTAGAAGACGAAGAGATGACTACACTGATGGCGCTGTTCGTATACCAGTAACCTCAGCAAACCCGTAGGAGATTAAATTATGGCAATAACATCTGCAGTTTGCACAAGTTTCAAAGTAGAACTTTTAAAAGGAGTTCATGATTTTACTGCATCAAGCGGTAATACTTTTAATTTAGCTTTATACACAAGTTCAGCTTCATTAGGAGCTGCAACTACAGCGTATACAACATCAAATGAAGTATCGGGGTCTGGATACACAGCAAAAGGAAACGCTCTTACAAGTGTTACACCAGTTGCTGATAGCACGACTGCAGTTTGTGACTTTGCAGATACTAGTTTTACATCTGCTTCTTTCACCGCTAGAGGTTGTTTAATTTTTAATGACTCAGCTACAAGTGATCCAGCAGTTTGTGTAATTGATTTTGGATCTGATAAAACTGTAACAAGCGGAACATTTACAATACAATTCCCAACAGCAGACGCATCTAACGCAATAATTCGTATAGCGTAAAGGAGTAACGCGGTATGTCCGTTACTAGAACCTTTACAGTAACGGTGGTTAGCACCGGTTCAGGAAATAAATATTTTATTGATGGTGTACAACAAGCCACTGTAAATATAGCTGAAGGTGGCACATATAGATTTGATCAATCTGATTCTTCAAACGCTTTTCACCCATTAAGATTTTCTGCAACTTCAAACGGAACTTGGGGTGGAGGATCTCAATATACTACAGGAGTTACAACCAATGGAACTCCTGGTGATGCAGGAGCATACACTCAAATTACAGTTGCAGCCTCTGCGCCAACTTTATATTATTATTGTAGTAACCACTCTGGAATGGGTGGACAAGCAAATACTCCAGCAGGGGATACCTGGGGTGTATTACCTTGGAATCAAAACTCTTGGGGAAAACAAGATGGAGTTGATGTTTCTTTAACTGGTCTTGGATTAACTTCGTCTGTTGGTGATGGCACAAACATGGGTGTGCCTCAAACTGGATTTGGTGGTCAAACATGGAGCACAGGAGAGTGGGGTCAAGTAAATGACAACTCAGCTGTTCTTACAGGTTTTGGATTAACAACTACATTAAATGCTGACGGATTATTATCTTTTCAATCAAATGGTTGGGGTAGAAATACTTGGAATGCAGGACCATTTGGAGAAAGCTTTAATCCAGTAGTAAATATATCAGGATTTGGATTAACTTCATCTGTTGGTGATGGAACAAATATGGGTGTACCTCAACAAGGTTGGGGTGGTAAAGCTTGGAACTCTGGAGAGTGGGGAGAAATACCAGACAATTCAGTAGAAGTTTCAGGTGTATCCATGACTGCCTCTGTTGGATCTTTAGAAGCTTATAATGAAACAGGTTGGGGTCGTGATGGCTGGGGCGAAGAAGCTTATGGTAGATCAAATGATGCTCATGCAGAATTAACAGGTTTTGGATTAGAGACAGGTCAAGGTAATAGCACTTGGGGTGCTAAAGGTTGGGGTAATAATTCTTGGGGTCTATTTGCACTAGATGATATTGCAAGTGTAATGGGACCAACAGGACAAGCTACAACTTCTTCTGTTGGTGATCCTACAATTGTTGGAGACGTTACAGTTAGTTTAACAGGAGTTTCTGGGACAGTTTCGGTAGGAAGTCCATCTCCGATCATTGGTGTAGCAGTACAATTAACAGGTCAATCAATGACCGTTTCTATTGGAGATACCACAGAACTTTCAAGTCCAGATGTAGATTTAACCGGTGTATCATCAACAATAAGTTTAGGAAGCGTATCTGTAAATTCAAATCCTATAATAATATTATCAGGACAATCTTCAACATCTAGCGTTGGATCAATAGATCCTACAGATTTAACTTTAGGTATAACGGGACAATCTGCTACTTCTAGTGTAGGAACAGGGTTGTCAATTAGCTCTACTTTTGATATAACATTAACAGGCCAACAAGCAACAGCTTCTATAGCTGCATTTGGAACCTCTTCAGGGTTTGGAATTCAAGGATATTCTAACGTTGACACAGGTTCAAATACATCGTATACAAATGTTGCAACTGGCTCAAATACAAGTTATAGTGACGCTGCATAGGAGATAAAAATTATGGCATCAACATACACACCTTTAGGGGTAGAACTTCAAGCAACTGGTGAAAACGCCGGTACATGGGGAACGAAGACTAATACTAATTTACAACTTATAGAACAAATTTCTGGTGGATTTACACAACAAGCATTGACAAGTGGTGGGACAGTTGATTTAGCTGTTTCAGATGGATCAACTGGAGCTGTATTATCTCACAGAATGATAGAGTTTACTGGATCATTATCTGGTAATGCAGTTGTTACAATACCTTTAGACGTTCAAACTTTTTATTTTTTAAGAAATTCTAGCACTGGGGCTTACACAGTACAATTTAAATATATAACTGGATCAGGAGATTCATTTACTTTTTCAGCAACTGATAAAGGTGATCAATTAGTTTTTGCATCAGCTAACGATGGAACTAATCCTGATATTATAACTTTGGCTTTTGGAGACGGGGATGTCACAACAACTGGAACACAAACTTTAACAAATAAAACTTTAACATCTCCTAAAATTGGAACAAATATCCAAGATACAAACGGAAATGAATTAATTACTTTAACAGCTACAAGTTCTGCTGTTAATGAAGTTACGTACGCAAACGCTGCAACAGGAAATAATCCATCAATTACAGCATCTGGAGGCGACACTAACATTGGTATAGACCTTAAAACAAAAGGTTCTGGTGTAATTAAAGCAGAAGATGGTGGTGGAAGTGTATCAGCAGTTAAGATTGCTGGTAAAGAAACTATATGGGTTCCAGCAGTTGCTATGTATCCAAATACTACAAGTGGTGCTGAAGCTGCACAAGTAGAATTATCTAATGGACCAGAAATTAAAACATTAGACTTTGATAAAGATTCTGATGAGTTTGCACAGTTTGCTGTTGCATTTCCTAAATCATGGAATGAAGGCACAGTAACTTTTCAAGCATTTTTTACAGCTACTTCAACAAACACAGGAACTGCTGCTTTTGTTTTACAAGGAGTTGCATTAGCTGATAATGGAGATTTAAATACAGCTTTTGGAACAGCTGTAGGACCAACTGCAAAAGCTCATAGTGGTACATCAAACGATTTAGACGTGACAGCAGAAAGTGGAGCAGTAACAATTGCAGGCTCACCCGGTGCGGATGAGTATGTATTTTTTCAAATATCAAGAGATGTTTCAGCAGATGATTTAACTGCTGATGCAAGACTACTTGGTGTTAAACTATTCTTCACTACAGACGCTGCTAACGACGCGTAAGAGGTTTAGATATGAGAGAAATAGACAGAAAACTTACAGCAGGTAAGAGCACTAAAAATACTCAAGATAGAAAAGGTAAATCTTTCGGTTATCAGATCTTAGGATTTGGTTCCGGAGGTGGAGGACCTATTTGTATTACGTATGATTGGTTTGTCGTCGGTGGCGGCGGCGGAGGAGTAGGAGGCTACGGCAGCGGAGGAGGCGGTGGCGGAGTTCACTTTTCTTATTGCGCTCCTGGTACAGCTGCTGTAACTAAAAATACTGCTTGTGGAGCAATCTCAGTTCAAGTCGGAGCCGGCGGAGCTGGTAATCATGCACCTGGAGATAACAACTGTCGTGCAGCTAGTGACGGCGGAACTTCAATCGCTTTTAAATGTGAGCCTTCAGCCATAACCGTAAAAGGTGGCGGTGGAGGTAATGGAAGACATAGACCTGGAAGAGCAGCGCCTAATCCATCAGGAGGATCTGGTGGCGGTGGTGGATGTTATCACCACACATCAGCAACATCTGGTGGAGCTGGATCATGTTACGGAAACCCTGGAGGTCCCGTGCCATCTCAAGGAGCAGGACAACCACCTAACCCAGGATTTAGAGCTGGATCTGGTGGGGGAGCTTGTTCAGCTGGAGCCAACGGAGGTCCAGCAGGACCGGGAGCAGCTGGTAATGGAAAAGCTTCTGATATAGAAGGTTCAACTAAAAATTTTGGATGTGGTGGAATAGGAGCCTATGTAACTACATCATGTAACGGTAGGGGAGACGGAGGATCAGATAACGTAGCCACAGCAAATCAAGGTGGTGGCGGAAGTCAAAGAACTACTTGCACCAACGTAGGTGCTGCTGGAGTTGTGTATTTAAGATTTCCTACAGCTTGTAAACCTGCGGCCATGACTATATCTCCAAGTTGTAATACCTTTGTAACTGCAGGATCATGCACGGTTGCAAAATTCATAGTCTCTGGCTGTATTTCTTTTGACTAGACTCTAGACACAACATATATTTTACTGTATAAAATCCTAAAGAAAGAGTATGGAAAACAATTTATTTTGGTTTTGGAAAGATGCAGTTGGCACTAAGTTTTGTGATGACGTAATTAAATTTGCTAGCACACTAAAAAAAAGAAATGCATCTACTACGGGCCCAGAATCTAGAGAAGTATTTAGTGACTTTAGAAAATCTAAAGTTGTTTGGTTAAGTGAAAAATGGATATACAAAGAACTTCTAAAGTTTATTGAGATGGGTAATGAAAACTATAATTTTGAACTTACCACTGCAGAACCAATTCAATATACAAGATACGATCCTAGTGATCATTATGATTGGCATGTAGATCAATTAGATGGACCAAGAGAAGACGCTAGACCAGATACGAGAAAACTTTCTTTGTGTTTAAATTTAACTGACCCTAATGAGTATGAGGGTGGAGATTTTTGGATGGGTAGACCAAACCCTAATCCTGAAAATTCAAAAACATATAAATTAGATTTTATGCAAACCAGAGGTGCTGTTGTGGTTTTTCCTTCTTA